AAAATAAAAAAAACATGTGGAATATTTGCAATATATTTACTAAATTCAAAAAAGAGGAAGAAATTCCATTAGAAATAAAAGATATGACTAGTGTCCTGCCCTGGCATGAAACTAGGGTATGGGCTAATAGAGCTTTTAATAGGATTAATAAAATAATTATACATCAAGCGTTAGTGTCTGGTGCTACAGCAGAGTCTGTTAATAACTATCATATTACTCCAGGAGAAAATAATCATATTTCACCTAATGGGGCCCCTCACATTTGTTATCATTATGTTATAGAGAAAGACGGCTCAGTGTTGCTTTGTAATAACTTAAGTAGTATTGTTTGGCACTGTAAAGGCCAAAATACTTCTTCTATAGGTATTCTAGTTATGGGAGATTTTAACGGTGTAGATCATTCAGGAATGGACTCTCACCCTACTAAAGAGCAATTGCATAGTTTAAAACAACTATTAAATACTCTTTTAAAAAATGAAAAACTAGACTTAGATGAAACAGAAATTTATGGACATGATTCTTTTGGCAAGCCAGCTTGCCCTGGATATATCCTAATCAACTTTATAAAAAACTTTATTTTTTCTTAGGAGACACTAAAAATGAAAAAATTAATGAGCAGAAGCTTAGACGTAACAGATTTTATTCTTAACGAAGACTTACAAAAATTAGCTGAAGTAGTAGAGGAATTATCTGACTCTGTTAAGACAGCTCATGTACAATCACTTGAAGAACTTGGAGCGTTATCCGAATCCAATGTAGCTTTAATTTTGTGGCATCCCAGTCATGGGAAATTGCAAAAATTTGCTACTACTACCCCAGAACTTGTAGAAATTAATATGGCTTTCTTAGATGAGGAGAAAAACTCGTTACCAGAAGAAGTCGTAAAAATTGCAGCTACTAACTTGACATGTGCCGCTTTTAATTATGGTATACAAGTTCCTGAGGGTTTAAAAAATTATCATTCTGATAAATTTGTTCCAAACACTTTAGATATTCGTACTATTAATGAAAAAGCTTTTGTAGAAAAAACTAGCGAAGTAGTTGAATCAATTGAAAAGTATGCGTGGGCTGAAGAAAAAAAATATCCCTTACATACCGAGTTAGCTGTAAAAAAAGCAGCATCTTATTTTGATACACATCATCAAAAAATGGACACAGTTAAGAAAATAGAATTTATAAATAATACTATGGAAGCTGCCCAAGATATAGATATTGAACTTAGTGGTACTGCTATTCAAAAATATTCAGAATTACGAGATGAATTTAATGAGGACTTTTTTAATTTAATACAAGTTAGGAAAGGATTTATTGGCGAATCTGACACAGCTAGCCACTCATTATATGATGATTTAATAAAACAAGCTGATGACCTTGGAGCCATTAAGACTGCCGAAGCTTTATATAAGATTGATGAGAAGGTAGGATTACTAGGAAGGTATGGGCATGGAGTAGAAGACCCGATGGTTACTACTATGGCCTTTACTAAGGAAGCCTCCAGAGTAATAGACGGAGTGACAGTTACGAGAGAAAAATTAGCTAATGTCCCAGATATGGATTTAGCTGCTGTTGTTGGTAATGGGGTTGTTTCCGAATTACGAGGTGAAGAAGCTTTAGATATTTTAGAATCATTACCTACCCCTATTAAAAAAGACGTAATCAATTTATTATAATGGAAATAATTATTTTAGCCGGAGCCGTATTCATACATGCGGCCGTTTCTCTATATCAAGCTTTTGTTATTAAAAATAAAAAAATTAATATTAAGAATGATAAATATATACAATATGGTTTAACAGACGAAGGGCCTATACGGGGAAAGCTTAAATCAAAACCAGCAGAGTATATACCTGCTGAACAATTTGAAGTACCTATAGAAGAGGTTGATGGTAAAATTATGTTTGATTATGAAGTAGGGGCTTCAAACTTAGCAAAAAGTATAGATGATGAAATAATTAATAATGCAGGGAGCTTAAACTAATGAAAGGATTGGATTGTGGAACTGGTAATTTTGTAGCTGTAGATGAAAACGGTATGCGTTTACAACGTAATGCTTTTTTAACTATTGATAAAACTACTACTACTACTAGACAGCTAAATTTATTAAAAGTACCATACGTTGAAATTAATAATAGATTGCATATTATAGGTAAGAAAGCGTACGAATATGCCCAAGTTTTTGGTAATAAAGAATTAAGTAGGCCTATGTCTCAAGGGTTATTAAACCCTACAGAACAGGATGCTTTTCCAGTATTAAGGGAAATTATATTAGGGTTAGTAGGGAAAGCAGAAAAAGAAAAAGAACGCATAGTATATTGTGTTCCTGGAAAACCTATAGATAAAGTCCAAGAAGTTAACTATCATGAAGATGTTTTAAAACAAATAATTGATTCTTTAGGATATGAAGCTAGAGCTATAAATGAAGCAATAGCTTTAGGATTAGCTGGATTACAAACTGCGGGGTTAACTGGTATTTCTATTTCGATGGGGGCTGGTATGTGTAATTTAGCTATTATGTATGCGGGGATGTCTACCTTAGAGTTTAGCGTAGCTAAATCGGGAGATTGGATCGATGAAAATGTAGCAAGAGATTGTGGCATTTCCTCAGCTAAAGCTCAGTATATTAAAGAAGCTGGAGACTACACTATAGCCCCTACTTCCGACGTAGAGCGCACTAGAGAGCAACAAGCTGTAAAAACTTATTATGAAGCTATGGTACGGTACTTACTATCTAATATAGCAAATCAATTTGCATCTACAAGTATGCCTAATTTCCCAGACGCAGTTCCCATAATTATTGGTGGAGGGTCTTCAATGGTTAATGGGTTTATCGATGTATTTAAGGACCAATTTCAACAAAAACAATTTCCACTAGAGATTAGTGAGATAAAATTAGTAGACGAACCACTTACTGCTGTAGCACGAGGATGCTACGTAGAAGCTCAGTTAGAGGAGAATTAAAATGGATAAAGCAGAATATGTATTTGAAAAATACGCAGTAATGAAGGTTCCCAATTGGGCAAAACCTTTTGCTAAAAATAAAAATAAAATATTACATATTACCAAGCAACCTAAAGATTATAATTTAAAGATTAAGCTTCGAATGTTACAAGGTGGCAGATTAGATTCTTATTTATATAAAAATAAAGCTGCATTAAATAACCCAAAGGGTGGTTTATTTAAAGATATAGTAAAACCTAAATGGCGTGAAAGCATCTGGAGAAAACCACTCAAAAAATAAAATGTTAATAGAAGACTTACTAAAAATACCAGGCGTAATAGAGCCGGAAACTTTACATAAGCTTTTTCCTAAATTAAATAATTTAGAAAGACAGCAAGTGTTAGTAATAAAGCTTTTAAGGGAAACTAGACAGGCTTACGAAGACATGGATGTCTTTGAGAACGTATGTTTAGTACTTAATGGTATTAACCCGGATGTAGGTAAAACAGAAGGATGCCTTCCTGAATTTATTTGGAAGGCTTTGGATATCATACAAAATATGCATCCTAATTTAGAACTTAGTTTTGAAGTGACTCAATATATTAAATTTATGTTTATAGATAATGGATATACCTTTTTCCACCCATTCGCTAATATAGACGATTCTATGCTTGACGTAGTAAAAGATAAAGCAGGCAGCGGGCCTTTTCCTCTTGAAGAGGATAGGTTGGGTATACAGGCTGCAAAATATTTAAAAATCATGGAGTACATTAAATAATGCCAGTACGTTACTTAACAGAAAACGACATAGATGAATATAAAGGTAAGAAGTACCCTAATCCATTTTTTGATTTATCACAGAATTTTTTACCAAGAAATATAAAAACGTTATTTAAGTTCTGTAAAACTTTTTATTATACTAATGAAATTTTACGAAATGTTATTAGTAAGATGACTGAGTATCCTATAACGGATATTATATATGACACCTCTATTGAACCAGATATAAAAGAGCTATATGCTAAAGCGTTTAAAAAAGAAATACGCTTAAAGAATTTATTAATTGAAATTGGTTTAGATTACTATACTTATGGTAACTGTTTTGTATCTGCCTTTCTAAAGCAAAAGAGATTTTTAGCTTGTAATGTTTGTGGTACAGAGGCAGAAATAGCTTCTATGCGTGGGGTAAAATTAAAGAAATTTGTATTCCAGGCTATCTGTGAAAAGTGTGGGCACGAAACTCCAATGAATATTAAGGATGAACCTTTAACTACAATTAGTAGTTTAAAATTCGTTAGATGGTCTCCTGAAAATATTGATATAGACTATAACCCTATATCAGGTAATGCTCGTTATTATTATGCAATGCCTAATAAGATTAAGCAAGGAATTTTAGTAGGGAACATGGCCATACTAGAAGATATACCTGCAGTCTTCTTAGAAGCTTTAAAGAAAAAGAAAAAAATTATGTTAGATAACAATAATTTATATCATTTTAAAGCTCCTACTTTAGCAGAGGAAGATATGGGATGGGGCAAACCTCGTATATTAGCCGCTCTTAGACTAATTTATTACCAACAAACTTTAAAACGTGGTAATGAAGCGATAGCTAATGACCATATTGTACCTAAAAAATTAATATCGCCAGCTAATACAGGCGCTATGGATCCTTATTCTATGATGAACTTAGGGAAATGGCGCGCTAATATTGAAGAGCAAGTTAAAAAATGGAGAAGCGACCCTAACCATGTAGGTATTTTTCCTATTCCAGTTCAATATCAAGAGCTTGGTGGAAATGCTAGATCTCTATTATTAACTCCTGAAATGAAATTTTTAGAAGAAAACGTTATTAACAGTATTGGAGTTCCTGTAGAATTTATTAAAGGTGGAACTTCGTGGACTGGTTCTTCTATTTCATTACGTATTGTAGAAAATGGATTCCTAACTTATAGAGAAGATATGTTAGATTTCATTAATTATTTTGTTATCGATAAGATAGTTACCTTATTAAAATACCCTTCAATCGAAATTCAATTGAAGAAATTTAAGATGAGTGATGACTCTCAATCTAAACAATTATCATTACAATTAAATGAATTAGGAGCTTTATCTGCGTCTACACTTCTTCAAGACTTTGGTTATTCCGCTGTCGAAGAAGAGATATCTAATACTAAAGAAAATAGCGCAATGATTGATCAAGGAATTAAAAAAGCTATTAGAGAAGCCGAGGCTCAAGGCCAAGCTACTGTGATAATGACTAGGTATCAAGCTAGAGCGCAAAAAGCTGCTGAAGACGAGCTATTAAGATTAAGAGCTGAAGTTTTTGAAAAAGAACTTATGGAAGAAAATGCAGGCTCCCCAATTGACCCATATGAAGTTATAGAAAAATATGCTAAAACCCTAATGTTCTTTGGGCCAGAGGAACAAACTCAGGCTATACAGGAAATTAGTAAAACTGCACCAGTAACTGCAAACTTAGTTATGGAGCGTTTAAATTATTATATGCAAGCAGCAGAGGTTTCTGAAATTGGCGCCCAGGGAACTCAAACAGAGCCCAATCAAAAAACGCCTGGACAGCGTAATAGTAATAAGGTAAAAACTGGCCCGGAAAAAACTAAAGGACAAACCAGAGGAACGCCTTAAGGAGAATATGATGGAAAAATATGGAACATACGAAGTTTTTAGAAACATAAAAACTAATGAAATAAAAAGAATCCCTTATGAGGAAACTACTGATTTAGAAAAATTAGCAGAAGATGGTTGGGAACATTTAGACCATGACCCCCAAGATATGGGGATAGAAGATTTAGCAGCCAATGATCGTAAAAGATGGGGTGGCTAATGGTTAGTTTTTTTGGAAAGAAAAAAGTAGGCACTTTTCGCCTTAACTATGAGTCTGAAAAGGCTGAATACGAGGATATTATAAATAACCCTCGTTACTTAGTGGAAGATAGATTCACTGAGTTTACTTACGATAAATTTGGTAAGCCTATTATCACAATTTGATATTTTGATTCAGTAATAGATGAGGCCCTCGAATAGAGGGTCTTTTTTTTATCCTAGAAATTTATAAGAGTGCCCATCTAAATTAGGCGATAGGAAGGGATTTAAGCTCATTATATTAATATATGCACCATAGGCACCCCTTATACGTTTAACAGTGTCTAGCCCTATGTTTTCGTTGTTCTTCATCCATTTTACATAAGAGTCTTTGCTACCATAACGTTTATAGTCTTTATAATTCAATTTTCCATCTATACTGCCCAAATCATGGCCCACTAAAATAATATTATGAGCTCCCAAGTGAGCGGCTAAATGCATTGCTGTATGAGTACTACATTTAGTTATAGTTAGATATTCCTTATTAGTCCAATCTAGCTTTTTATTATTTACTCCTACATTATGTTGGTGTTTATAATAAAATAGCCTGTTGTACCTTTTTTCCTTAAATTCGGGAAATAGCTGCTCTTCTAATTTAACAAAAGATTTTGCAGTCTTCATCCCGCCCGCATGCTCAGGAATTATTAATTTTGGCCAGTCGTATAAACCAGACCCGGCTTCCTCAATTAGTTCTGAATTATAATCTTGCATAACTATATAATCGCATATGTCTATAGTTCCGTAAGCCTTGTATGAAGCGTTTACACTTATGACAATTTTATCATTAAGGAATTGAGATTGTAGGTAATCAGCGGAAGGCCCTGAACATAATATGTATATGTCTGAAGCTGCCTGCATACCTGATAATTTTTTAATATTTTTCACTAGTCTTAAAAGTATGTCCTTCTAGGTTAAAGTTTATGAATGGATTCAAAGATGTAATATTTACACCATAATGTTTTATTAATTTTTCTTTTAAATTAAGAGTATGAGCTTCTATTGTTTTTAACCAATTAAGATACTTTTCATTAGTTCTTACTGACTCACCCCTTTTGGAAGTATTATATTCTTTTATTTCTGTAACTTCGTCTAAGGTACCACAATCATGGCCCACTAAAATAATATTTTTAGCACCCATATAAGCCGCCAAGTGTATAGCTGTAGTGATAGTAGACTGGCTAACTATTAGTTTATCTAAGTTAAAGTCAAACTCTTCTGGGATTTCTATATTATTTTCATTATGGAAATACCTAATTGAGTTTTCTAAATCTATTTGATTAAGTGGATGTCTAGAATGGCCTTCTCTAAAATTAGAGAATAATAAAGTTGCGTTAGTTTTTTCTGCATAATCTATGACTTCCGGATTAGGATCCTTTATTACTATATATTCTGGATTATCTATAGCATAAGCTGATTGGTTAACACAGATAGTAGTTTTATTATTAAAAAATTCTTTATCTATATATTCTACAGAAGCTCCGGAACCTAAAACCCAAACATCTTGATTCTTTTTTATATTCTTTAATTTGCATAATTCTACAGGCGATTTCTCTAATGCTTTATCGCTAAAATAATTATGATAATTAGTTATATAAGGTTTATAGGTATAAAAATCTTTATGCCCACTTTCCAAAAATCGATCAAAATACCACCCATTCTGTAGGTATTTATGAGAAATACATTTTTCAAAATAAGCAATAAATTTCGGGTATACAGATTCTAAACTAAAATGTTTAATAGCCCAATCTCTACAATCTTGTGGGTCTATATCTTTAATATTTCTTATAGCATAAGTAAAATCTTCCCAGGTTCTTCCTCTAAAGCCTACAACTCCATGAGGAACTGTTTCTGTATAAACTCCCCAATCCGTGGTTACTACAGGCGTCCCAGACATTAGGCTTTCTATGTGCACGTTGCCAAACGGCTCTACATATTTACTTAAACAAAAAGTAAGGGTTGCGTTAGCTAATAATTCTTTTTTTCTATCTCCAGCAGCAACGCCTACATATTTAATTAAACCTTCCTTATCTTTTAGTTTAGAAGAATCCCCATTGCCGGCCACATATAGTGTAGTTTTAAAATGTTTAGCCAATTGCACCGCTACATTCATCCCTTTAGCGTCTCCTAACCTTCCTAAGAAAAGAAAATAATCTTCTTTCTTCTTTTTAAATTCAAAATTTTTAGGATCAGTATACCCAGGAATAACTGAATGAAACCATTTGTTGGTGTCTATATACCCATTAACTCCATAGTAAGTATTCATCCAGGCGTTACTTTCAAAACATAAGTAGTCGGCAAAAGTAGATAAATAGCCTATACCATATTCTATGGTAGCTCCTATAGCTTTTAATTCTCCTAATTTTGGAGACCAATTTCCATATCCCACTAAAATAACGTCAGTTAAAATATCTTTAAAATTTTCTTTAACTTCTTCAATTAGTGTAGCTTCCGCATGTTTATATAACTTTGATTCGGGTTTATATAAATGGTCTTCAAAGGAAGTATTTGGATCTCTATTTTCACAATGTGTTTTCCACATCTCTTTTGAAATGTATTCTATATTTTTAGTACAAATCATTTCATTCCCCTCTACTCCATAATATATTACCTCGTGACCCTCTTCAGTAAACTTTTTACATAGAAGATACATTTTAGTAACGTAAGGATCTGTAGTTATATGTGGATCATTTATAATAACATTTTGATGCGGAGCACCAATCATATGTATTCTTATTTTATTCATTTTAATATTGTGAGTAAATTGTGGTATAAATATCGATCCAGTAATTAACTATGCCCTGAGGACCCCAATACTGCTCTGCCCAAGTTCTATTTTTTGCACCTTCTATTAAAACTTCTTGTAATTGGTTAGTTACTACAAGATTTTCTAAAAAGTTTTCTAAGTCCTTTATATAGACATTTCGTATAGGATTAGTTGACGCCCCGGAGATCTTTAATAAATTATTAGAAATCTGGGACGACATAGAACATATTACTAATTTTCCTAAACCTAATCCCTCAAAACTAGACATGTGAAAGCTATCAGTGACACATTCGTCAATAATAATATTGCAATTAGCTTTTCTAGACATACATTCCTCAAAGGATACGTTATATATAATATCAAAATCAAAGTCTTCGGGAAATTTTTCTTTAAGTTTTTTAAGTACAGCCGTTGTAACTTTAACTCCTTTATCGTAAGTATCTACTCCTTCTAAAGTGCTAGGTGAATACCCTACTTTTATTCTAGAATCTATTATTTTTTGACTATAAAGCTGTTTATCTTCTAAATCCATAAACATCCATTTACTAGGCATACAATCTTGATATTCTGGTAAAGTGGCATGGTATTGGGGGTTAACTACTTTAAAGCCTTTATAATTTAAAAGCACTCTCCAAGGTTCACTGTGATAGTGCATTAACGACGGAGTTCTAGTAAATACAAAATTATTATTAAAGTGTACAAAGTCCCCTATACTTGTATTTTGGCTAACTACTGCTCGATGCTCTGAATACTTATTTATACCAGAAGCTAAATGATCTGGACATTGTGCCAAATTTGTTGTCTTATAGAGACAAATATTCATCTAAACTTCTTTTAAAATTTTGAGTAAAGCTTCTCTTTTATCTTCCCATCTGAATTTAGTTTCAACATTCTTAATACACTCTAGATTAATATCCTTTTCTTTGTCGGATTCTTTCCATTTTTTGTATTCAATATCTAAAGCTTTCATCATTTCAAAAGGGTCTACCACTGGGCGTAAATGCCCATTATCCATAGACATATTAAATATTGCTAAATTAGGTACTATATGCCCCGTGTCTCCTAACATTTCAGGAATAGCGCTATTTTTTGGGGCTATACTTGGAGTACCTGTTGCTGCCGCTTCAATTAATGATAAACCACAATTATGGACAGTTACTTGAGCGCAGGTATATGATTCTCCATTAGGTACTTCTAAATCATAGCCTAAAAATTTAGGACTATTTGAAAATTCATCTGAAGAACTTATACTCTCAATAGGTAAATACACAAACTCTTTATCCATCTCTATATTAGAATGAGAAGTTTGGTCAAACACTAACGTTATGATGTATTTGTAATTCTCTTCCCTAATAAAGCTTAATAGCCCTGTACTCAAATATAAGTCTCTTAACAAGTATGCAAACTCTTCAGACTTAACTTCATATGATAAAGTATTTTGTCCGTGAATTACATCAGACATTATACCATTTAGTAACTCTCCCCTTAATTCTTTATCTAATGCTAAAAAATATGTAGGAATAGTTCTTTCTGATGCTTTTTCTCCAAATAGATGTCTAAATAATTTTAATAAAGGTTTTGCTGCTATTCTAACATAGCCAGCTTGATCAGAATATGTACCATCATATGAACCTTCTACATTAAAATATTTATTAAATATATAATCAACATACTCAAATAATTCTGCTTTTCTATGTTTAAAATTAAACATTATACCTCTATCTGTTACATGCCCACATCCTAAGAAAATTCCAAAAAACTTTAAAATCTCCGCATTTATTGGTATGAACCTTTGCAAACTACTTCTTCGTTGTTTACTATTTATTTGGGTATCTGTTATTTCATAGTTAGGGTGTGGAAGTCCCATATCTGCTAAGTCTATTTGTGTTGGAATTTTATTTTTCCATTTAGGACGTCGTAAAGCTACTATGTCTCCGACGTTCAATAGTTCCGCACGCTTATAACTTTTATCTTTTAATAAAAAAGGATGATCGTGAGAACAAAGAATTGGTTTTGAAAACACATCCATAGTTATGGAATATATTTTTCCATCAAAAGGAGTTCCTAATGTTTTCTTTACTTTCGACCAATTACCCTCGTCATTTATTACTTCATCTTCAGGGGTAACATGCTCTATTCGTTTATACCCATCTCTACATAAAATTAAGGTGCCTTCGTTTAGTTTTCCTTCCCCTATTGTAGAAGATATATTAATATTTGAGGCATTATAAATTTTGTTAATTTCTGAAGAAGGTACTTCACCGCTGTATATATTCCTAGCATTTACTCCTAGTATAGTATCGTCCCCATCAGTGTCGCTATCTACAAATCCAGCATTTAATAAGTGATTCTGTAATAAGTTTGCGGCTCCTGGCCCCATAGTCATTTCTGCTGACATCATATGTAAATACAAATAAACGTCCCGTCTATTCCTTTTAACTACTTCTACAATATCACTTTCAGGACACATATTTAAATCGCATTTTTTACGATTAATAGGCATATGATTTCCACATTTACAAACTTTGTACCCTTTTGCAAACATACTGAAGGCTCGTGCAGTTCCGGGTATAAACTTCCGTGGTTGAAATCTATTAACATTACAAACAGCAAACTTATTTGCCCATTTATAGTCTTTTCTTATTTCTTGGATTTTATCGTAAGGTAGTGGATAAAAAGTAGTTTCGTTTACACCATGGTATAATTTGTGTATAGGTATTTTGATCTCGTAAGTATCTTTTAAAATTTCAATTGCCCAATCTGTGTAAGCTACTACTGCTGAGGAATGCTCAAATATTTTCTGCCATCCCACGCTAGGAGGTGTACCGTCTATAGGGAAATAAGATACTATCTTAGTATTTGGTAATACTTTTTTTAATTCGGGAATGATTTCTGAAATATGGAAGATATCTTGAAATAAGAATATTACGTCAGGCTTTTCTGCTTGTGCAAGGGCACACAGTTTCTGGCCGCCCAGGGGATCTTCTTTAGTTACAGGGTATACGAAATATTTAGAAGTATCGTATTTAGTATTTCCAAAGTAGTTTATACCTAGTATAGATACTTCATAATAATTGTGTAAATCTTTAAATAAGTTTTCAGCTACTATTCCGAACCCCGTCGGTACTAAAAAATCACTCCAGATAAATAATTTAGGTTTCATTTATAATTATTGGTTATGTCCTTTATTAAATATAAACAATTTTTAAGATAAAAAAAAGGACCGATCCGAAAATCGGACCCTTTTTCTTAACTTGAGCTTGCACACTCGGAGTATTCCGATATTTTTAATAACCTTTTCCCAGATTATACTAGAATTTTGGCCGGAGCGGCGGGCAAATCTAGTATACTAGTATACCATTTTGGGGACGGGATTTCCTGAAGCGCTCTGAAGGCTGTGCGGCCTAAACGGCATCAGCTCGATCTGAGGTAGGCTTCGAAATCGTGGACGTCTCGGCACGCGAGCTCATCCGGGCCCCGGGGGCCTTGTTGGCCAGTGGGCCGGCTGGATGAATTCACCACCATGTGGTTCTTCTGTCGACGGAGCGATCGCCGATGACGGTCGCGGTCGCCAGCTGTTGACCGGTCGGTATGATCACGTAGATCTGGATGATGACGACGCGGCGAGTAGCAGGCCTACCAGTTGTCAGCATCTTCCTTAGTTAACGGCCATCATTTTCTACGGCGTCTTCTTTACCAGGTACCCTGGCGGACTGGGCCGGGCGGCAGGTGGGAGGAACCTTTTCGAACACGTGTCCAATTTGAGATCCGGATCCGGTGTCGGCGTACGCGTCAGCTGCTGCTGCAGTACTCTTCCGGAGGCGCCGCCGTCGGGCTTGATTCGAATTAGTCTGGAAAGGATAGTAAACCGAAAAATGGAAATCCCAGAAAAAAGAAAATGTACTTGAAACACGGGGGACCTGTGGTAAAACGCTGGTAGGGAGCGGACCTTTCTCAGGGCCGTTCGCTACCCGGTTTTACCCGTGGTCGCTCCGTTGTTTCATGTATCACTTTTCTTTTTGGGCGTTTTCATTTTGTTTACTTTCTTTCCATTTAAGTTCGAATCGGGTTATTTTTCTGCAAGGACGTAACATCCTTGTACAACGCTGCAAGCAAGTGCGTTTTTTTTGCGATTTCTCACACGTACCGATGATTTTACTGTTATAAAATCTTCGGGACGACGTTCCTGAGATCCGAGAGAATGATTTTCGTGGCCAAAACGGTTCTCCGTAGTCATTCCATCATTTTTGGGGGTTAAAAACTTCCAAGTTGTTAACGCACAAAATGTGGAATACGGTGGAGACTGTTCTGGCGTATCGAAAAGCATTCTCGAGGTCCCGAAGGTCCGTTGTGTTTGGTTTTTGTTAACCTACTACGTAGCCGAAACAGCCACGCCGTCTATTTTGTATAGACTTTCAACTAAGAAAGCAGATAAGGAAAAAATCCCTACCTAACACACTTTTGAAATTTTGTATATAGAGTCCCCACAACTCTTACTAGTTCCCATTCTGATTCCTTCGTTAGTCTAATAAGGGAACTTGAAGTAAATCTCCGTGGTCATAAGTGTTTAACCCTCTGGATTAAACAGTTTTAGCTCGGGGATTTGTTAGTTTGGGGTATTATTAGTTTTTTCCGTGTCCGAAGCAGACACGACATTTATACTACGAGGATCGTTGATATAAATACAGCTAAGAGTTGTGAGGAAGAATTAGCTATTTGGCCTCTTCTAACGAAAGGACTCTATATTTCTTAATTATTCTTTTTAATTTTAATAAACTACTTCGAGCCATTTTGGCATATCTAACTTGCCATGTTTTGGCATATAATTGGTGAGCATTGCGAAAATTTGAAAATTCAATCGCTACGCTTTCATACGCTTCATTTAAATCACTAATTATTTCTTTATCCATTGCGTATATTGGTTATTGACGATCTCCAGCATTTTGAACAATAAGAGCAACTTTCTTTATGCGCTAAAACCCCACTATCACATGGGCATTGTTCTTTAATTAATCTGGATTTCGCTCTTTCTTTTTGTTTTTTGGATATATTGAAAAAGACATTGAACGGTTCGGTTACTTCGTTAAATTCATCCGCCATTCCTGTATAGCAAAAGCCTATTCTATCTTTTCCAAATAATTTTCCTAATTTTATGTAGTTTTGAAGATTTGCATTATCAAAACTTAATAGAATTTTTGTAACGTTTTGTGTTTTTAAGAGCTGACTTATATAAGTATAATATTCAGGTTTTGTTAAATTTTTGGATATGATAAAAAATTTAAAATCTAAATTTTGAATGAATTCCAAATGTTTTGGTTTAAAATCTCCTGATCCGTATAATCTTACGGGCATTTTTCCTAATCTTTTATAAGATTTAGCTTTGCTTTTTGTCAGTTTTGTGTATTCAGTGTTCAGTTGCTGGGCGAACCCTTGTGGGTTTTCAGTTGCCCATTGTGCGTTTCTCGTGATTTTATTGAGATAAGCAGAATAAATTCTTTCCATATTTTCGACATAACAGTATTCACATTTCTGTTCACATGTGAAATCTCTGTTAAAATCAACTGAAAGGATTGTTTTGCTATTCTCTGTAAACGCACGCAACTGCATAGGCTACTGTGGTTTAGAATACAGCGTGGCTCTCGTTGGTGTACTTCATATCTATACCCTTCATATAATGTTCATGGGTGATTCCTACGATTGACCTCAAT